TATGCGAGACACAGTTTGTATCTGGTCATCTGTCATTGCGAAAACATGAACTGCCATTTGCGAATCACTCCTCTCACTTACCCTATGATCATACCTGTTTTCATAACAAATGTCAAGTCTTTTTTTTACTTTTTCCAAACTTTTTTTAGAGTAGTTTTTAACTCTGAAAGAATATCTTCATTTGCCTGATATCTGATACCGATACCACCTTTAGCAACCCATCTATCAATATTAGTCGGTTTATCGTCTACTAGGATATTAGGACTACCATCAAGTTTATTAACAGCGAACTTCTCTTTCATACCAGTAAAGATTAGTTTATCAATGTCTGGCAGAATGAAATGTCTCTCTAACCACCTTCTTTTCCAGTATGCAGAGTTATCCCTGTCACCTCTTAGTGGTGAAGAACAGATACCCCAATCACCCTCTGTCAAATCCTCAACAAAATTAACCAACTCTAATGAGTTGTCATAGGGCTCGATTGTGTTGAAAAAGTCTGTTCCTTGTAGTTTCAGAATTGACTTCTCAATGTTCCCAATTTCTTTCCAATGGTTCTTATCAAACTTTTGTGCAAGTGCATCAAAGAAGTTAGCGATAACCCCATCCATGTCTAAGTATAATGTCATCATAGTTTTCCTTATCATTTATACTATTATAATACATGTTTTCACAACAAATGTCAAGAGGTTTTGTGAAAAAAACGCTAAAAAAAAGCCCCAGAAAATGGGGCTTTTTGAGTAGATTTAAGAAATATTACCTTTTTTTCATGGATAATTGTTGTGCAATCCACCGTTTAGCGATGTGATTCGTCACTTTTTTCTTGAGGAGCATCATGATTCGTTTCCACACTTTATTGAAAACGTCCTCTTTTGCGTCATTGTTATCCACGATAATCATATTTGCACCACCAAACAATCTCTGGAATTTACCAATGTTCTGTTGAACTGCATTCCACATGACTTCTACTTCTTTTTCTGGAAGTGTGCGTTTACGATCTCTGTTACGTTCTTGGGCAGTATCCAAAGAAGTGTTTACAAAAATCATATAACAGTCATAACCAATGTTTTTCAGTCCAGCAACTTGTTTAGCAATCTTGTCGTAATCTTTACCAGTGCCATCAATGATAAGTCCTAGTCTGCCGTCTAGATAACCAGATTGCATTCGCTTAGTTGTCGCTTTTGCTTTACCACGAATCTCTTGTCCTTCATCAGAATAGATATCCTCTGGTGTAGTGTCTAGTCCAGCGTCCTTCAACATCTTTTCATAGATATCGTCACTGTTGACGATTTTCATACCAAGTCCACCTGTGGTTTTTCTCACCACATAGGACTTACCACTGCCTGGGCCTCCGGCAAGGAAAATCGCTTTAAATATGTTGGGGTCGTAGACTCCCTCTTGTAGTTCGGTAAATGTTTTCATCTGTTATTCCTAACAACTCATGCATTCTTTTTGAATAGAGTTCTTCATAGTATTTATCAGTCTCCTTTTCCTCAATCTCAATGTTACGGTTATGGTGTTTTTGAAATGTCATTTTTTGAAGTCGATTTTTGAGTTTTTGAGTCATTGTTTTCCTCTTTTATTTGAATGAACATAACGAAAGAGTTGTTGTCTGTTGGCCTCCTTTTCTAATATGTAACATTACCACTATCCTCTGAACCTAGTGGAACTTCCTCATCAATAGGGTTGCCCCCATCGAGCATAGGAACACCATAGTTTGGATATGGCTGTTTCAGTGTGTCACGAATTACTTCCATATGAATAGTGTGTTTGTATACACCCTGTCCTCTTGTGAATTCGTGTCTTAATCTCTTAATAAGATAGCGCCCACTATAGTATGGGTCTCTCTTCTCTTCTGTTAGTATGCCTTGGTTTCGCATATCAACACCAATCAGATCGCCTGCTTGTAGTGTTGTTTGCCCAGGCACTTCCATTCGTAATGTAAGTGCAGCATCTAATGAAGACAGTCTACCTCTTCTTCTCTGTAACCAAATGTCTGTTCCCAAATAATCATACTGTCCTTCATACCTTGCAGTAAACAATCCATTTGGTGAATCTCTATCAACCGCTTGAACATATGTCACTGATTGGTCGTAATCAGATAGTCTGTTATTGAAGTCATCCCTAGCGTCAGATGCAAGAGGAGAATTTTGTGAACCGTAAGTATTATATTCGTCCACATGTTTATCTTTTGCAAAATCATCAAAGTAATTATATGTATGGTTTGTAGCAGTTTTATTTACCAAATCAATCATCAGCAAATCTGATGCATACATACCTCTTCTCATATTCATCATCACATCTGTAGAACCTATAACAGAGTAGTTTAGAATGTTGTGTAGGTTTGTAACTGGATCTGGTTTTTTGTAACCCTCTGGCAATGCGTTTGGAGTTTCCTCACGATATGTCCATCTGGGGTTCTTTCTGTCCATCATGTTATCAATTGTTCTAAACCACAATCCTTTGATTGTTTCGTAGAACAAGAATGTTGGAGCATACTCGTAGTTTTTAGATAGACACCTTTTTGAAACAGAGTTGATAAAGTCATATGGGCGAGCATTAGGGGCAACAAACTTAAAGTTGTTTGCAGTCTTTTCGTAATAGAATTCTTTTTTGGATGCTAGAAGTTCGTCATCTCTTAGTATTTTCTTGATGACATCTGTTGTAGGTTCACCAGAGAATGATTGTGCAATCTTAATACGATTGTTTCTTATCGCTTCTGGTGTTGTGAAAGCAAGTGTGTATGCAATTGTTCTATCGTTGACTTGTGTTTTAGAACTAATCTTATAGATGTATAGTGGAGTATCAGTAAAGTCAATAGCCATACCTCTGTCACTATTGTTTTCTTCATTTGGTGTAACAAGTCTAAGTTTTAGTTTTTCTTGTCCAATGATAGGAAGGTTAGTGAGAAGGTTGTTGGTATCAACAAGCGAAATGTCACCTGTAAGTGCATTCTTAAAGATATCTTCGTATATGTTTACTGAAGCGAATTGGTCTTTTAGGTCTATGACTGTTCCACTAGTAGTGTAGATTTCACATACCTCAATTAGATATTCGCCTGCATATTGCAGTTCTGCCATTATTTACTATCCGCCAATGATGTTTTCAAACTCTTGTCTGATTTTAGTAATGTATTCTGGTCTGACAAGTTTGATTCGTCTTTTCTTTTCTAGTTCTGCCTCTTCATACTCATAATTAGTAATTGCAGTTGCACCCACTGGAACAGTTTGTGCAGAATCATTTGGGTATTCAATCACAAGTTTTGTATCACCAGATTGTTGTGTGAATTCGTAGTGATGAATTGCGTCAACATTATCATATTTTGATTTTACAAAAGTCTCGAATCTGTCAACTGACATAGGCCAGTCAGTGTAAATATCAAGGATGTTATTTGCAACAAGAATAACCCAATGAAGTTTTGTATCTCCATATATTTTGTGTGCTAACATCTCTGGGGTTTCACCATCTTTAACATCATACATGTCATATGATACTGCATCAATAAGTGACTTGTTATAAAAACGAACCCTTCTAGTAATGTCTAACATCTGGTGACTATTACCATCACCCTTTACATCATACATCACCTTTGGAAATTTTTTAAAATACACGATTAATATCCTCTAGCAATTTTTTCTTTAGTGACAATCTCAAGTTCTTTAAACTGTAGTGTTAATTCAGTCTCTACTGGTTGTCCATCACTAAAGAACTGTGGTCGTTCACCACCAAATTTAACATCGACTGCTTCTAATACACATGTTCCAATTTTATGAAGATGTTCACTAGGATGATATTCTATATCAAATGTCGATGGAGCGATAAGTGTTCTACCCAAATCACCAGCGTCAAATTGTGGCATAGAGTGCAATCTAAACATAGTTACAATATGTTCAATTCGTTTTGCTTCTTCAGCAGATTTGGGCATAAGTCTAAATGAGAATTGAAATGCTCTTCTATCAATTCCCTCAAATTTCATTTCTGTTCTATTATTTCTTGTCTTACCTTCTTTAATTGCAAGAGCAGCTTTAGCACCAGTTGCACCAGCACCTTCTAGTGCAGACGCCATTGTGTTCGCTGCTTCACCACCAACATTTTTAGCAAATGTTCCTAAATCAAAATCTGATCCAGCATTACCACTTAGTGTTCTACCAGATGCAAGAGCAGCAGCAACCACTAATCCAATTTCTGCTTCACCATAGTTCGCCTTGGATGATACTTGAATTTGTGCGGGCATGTATAGACAAATAGAACCTAGTGTTCTTACCGTAGGGGCTCTTCTAATACTGCCTGGATTTCTATCAGTGTTATTTGTTCCGTTTTGGACATATGCACCGACACTAAAATCAGCACTACCATTCAGTTGTTCGTTGACAAAAAATTGAACATAGTGTGAATCTCTAGACATAGTGCCAACTTCAACTGGATATGTCAATCCACCTGTTCTGAAAGAGCGTGTTGCATTAGCAAGTGTGGTTGTCATCTCGACAACACCATCTGCACCCACACTCAGTGCATTCCTTAAATCTTCTACTGACATCGGTATAAATATCCTTGTAATCGTTTAAAGTATTTATAAGGTTTATCATGGCATATAGTGGAAGATACATACCAACTAACCCAAAGAAATATAGAGGAAATGTAGATAAAGTATACTATCGTTCTATGTGGGAACGAAAGTTCATGGTCTACTGTGATAGGAATAGTGCTATCCTTGAGTGGGGAAGTGAAGAAGTAGTCATACCTTATATATCCCCATTAGACGGTAAAAGACACCGTTATTTCCCCGATTTCTACATAAAAGTTAAACAGACAGATGGTTCTGTCAAAAAGATGATTATTGAAGTCAAACCTAAGAAACAATGTAGTCCACCAGTATCCTCTCGTAAAACGAAAAGATTTATCAGTGAAGTTCGCACATGGGGTGTAAACAAAGCAAAGTGGGAAGCAGCAATAGAATTCTGCAATGATAGAATGATGGAATTTAAGATACTAACTGAGGATCATCTAGGCTAACTCGTATAAATAGAAGTATGGCAGACTTAATTGGTGATATACTAGAAAAAACTGGCGGTAAAGATAGATCTATTCGTTGGTTTAGACAACAGGTAAAGGAACTCGGCGATGTTCCTTCACGACAACTTGTGCGTGAGGGTTATGTTACATCACGCCCAACATATGGGGTGATGAACTTCTTCATGTATGACCCTAAATATAAAGATGATAAAAATGTTTTACCTTATTATGACAGGTTTCCTTTAATACTACCAATCGAACCAATAAGAGAACAAAGAGGGGCATTCATGGGATTGAACTTTCATTATCTTTCTATCCCTATGCGTATCAAGTTACTTAATGTAATGTCTGAATATGC